ACGATCGTTTTTGCCTAGTATGAATGGGCAAAAGGAAAGCGTACACACCATTTAGTACTAGTAGCGAGGCAGGAACAACAACCGCGCCCGTTGAGGGCTATATTGACGTTGACCAAGAAGTTAAACCAACGGTTGATACTGGTTTTTTAGATAAACAGGGTATATGGCAAGGCCACCAAACCAGTGATTCCGCGTTTAATATATATCTAAAAGACGAAGCAATAGCTAACGGCTAACGGTGGGACGATCTTAACGCCCGACGTTAACCCTGACGGCACCTGGCCTTTAGATATGACAGGTTTTCGAGATCTCTTTATAGCTATTAGACCGAGTAATGGAGGCGCTTTTCAAATTAATGCAGTCATGGGGCCTGATTCTGTCTCTTTTGCAAATCTTAGCCCCGTTAACGCGGCCGCTCTATTACGGGGGAATTACGGAAGGCGTGAAGGTGGACAGGTAATGCAGGATCTGTTTAAGGATTCGGGAGAAACGCTAATCGTGGATGTCTGGAATATATTTTCTATTAACGAAAGTTTATCTAATCAAAAGCTTCTGCAATTTTCAATCGTTAACAATAGCGGCGGCGTATCTGATATTGAAACAGCATATATGAGAATGATATAATGCCCACAGAAAGAGAACGGGAATATTACAGCATGGGCTTTAGGGATGGCTTAGAAGAGGCAAAGAGGGCAGGGTTAACGCCCCGACAAAGTATAGAGGCAGGGGTTGACATATTACCCTATCAACGCAAACGATTAGGACGTAAACCTAAGCGTAAACTAAGTGCCTGGAATAAGTTTGTAAAAGCTAACAGTAAGAAACCGCGCTTTGTATTAAGATCCGGAAAGCTGAACCTAAAGAAGATGGGCGTTAGTTTCCGTAAAACTCCGGCCGGTAGGAAACGTAAAAAATGATTGATATAGCAATGATGATAGTTCTAGGACGGTTGTTTCTGGATTCTGACGCGATAAATGGGGGGGTAACCGACGCTTCTAGAACATTAATGATAGGTGAAAGGTGCCCGCAAGATAGGACTACATTGCCGATGGGAACCGGTTGCATTAACGGTCGCGTTCAGCCGATATTGAAATAATGGGTTTAGAGTTGATGCCTGACGGTGTTACGTTCAAAAAACTTAACGCGACTCAGGAAAAGGCCCTTAAGCGCTACTACAAACGATTGCACGACAAACCAATTACTCAAGAGTTGGGGCTTCCGATAGGTTTAGCGGTCTTGGGTGGAATTGGCGCCATAGCTTATGTTTTCAAGGATGAACTAAAAACATATTTGGCAGATAAAGAAGAGGATGTTATAACTTGGATTAAAGGATTGCCTGCGGCGGGCGGCGGTGTGGTTGCCGATGCTATAATTAATCTGGGTAATGCGATCTTCCCCGCCAATCCCGCAACCCCTGAATACATTACTTTCCCAGATCGTGAACCAATAGGACCCTTAACAAGATGTCAACGTTGGGAGAATGACGCTGTAGACTGGAATATAAAAGTGGAGGCAGGGAATTACAATAAAGTACAAGCCGCGCTAGCTGCTAAAATAATTATAAGCAATATGAAAAAAGAAGGGTGTTCACGACCTTTAGCTTTTACCGTTGCACAGTGGGAAGATTAACAGGGCCATTGTTTCTCACACAAACATACTCCTTTTTAGGCCCTAATCACTAGATAGTTATGGAACTAAGTCAAATTATACCCCTATTGTTTATTGGAGAAATCGCGGTCTTACTCGGTTTGTACCGGTTTGTATTGCGTGAGTGGATAGTGGACACGTGGGAAAAGAAATTAAAACAAGAAGGTTATCTTATAGAAATATTAGACCCTGTAATAACTGAAATAGAAAATAGTACTATTCAAAGTCTAGAAGAATTTAAACGATCGTTTATCGGTACTTTGGGTACTATGACAAGAGAAGCCAAGAAGCTAGACCCTATGAATAATATGAGAAAGGCCGCCGCATCGGGGGATTGGACTAGTATGCTTTTAGAATATGTTACCAATAAGAGCGGTTTAAGCAACCTCCAAGTCCCAAACGTGCCTGAAACAAGTCCAAAAGAAGTAAAAACAAGTCAGGATTATGGTAAGTTTAAGTAATATATATAATATAATGTATAGTTAATATATTATTATAAGTATGACGGGTTATTCTTTTGTGTCAAAAACCGTGTTCTTCTTATACTACTTTTTATAATTCTTATTATCGAAAGTAAAAATCCCTTCTTTTTTGGGGGGCTAGGGATACCACCTAAATAATTAATTAACCACACATTATATTAACCCCGTCCGGTTACTGTTTATTCTATGTGTGAGAAACAGAGCCGCAGAACTGCGGAACAGATGGCCAAAGATTTGATAAAAAAATATGGTGATTGTGTTATCGGCAATCCTAACTGGCGGTTAGAATGTGGTTGTCATACCCCCCGACCTGACAGAATTGGAATCTGTCGTAATTTATGGTGTGCGGAAAGGGTGAAATAATGCCTAAACCAGTAGGAAGGCCACCCAAGACCACCCCGTCAGGGGATCGTATAGAACTAAAGACAATAAACATAACAGTTCCCAGAAACCTTTGGTTATTCTTAAAAGAGAACAATATTCCACGGTCTAAGCTATTTGTGGAAGTGGTAACAATGTTGAAAGCGGGAGAAATAAACCCGTGTTGCTATAAGAGCGATAGGTCCGAGAATGAGATCGGGGTCTATTGTCCGCATTGTAGCAACGATTATGACAAGACATATCTTTATGTTAATAATTGTCCTAAATGTGGAAAAAGATATAAGCTAAATGAGTTTAAAATGATAGAGGTGTGTTGTAAATGATTTGTAAAAAATGTGACATAAACTGGGCTTCAGCTATTCCTATTATGGAACCCTTTGATAAATCGGCAGGTTTTTATTTTAGATATTGCCCATATTGTAGAAAAAAATTGGTGAGACAATGATTAAATGTGAATTCTGCGGTCATGAATTATGGATAGACCCTTCATATATGAATAATCTGTCTTTTAATAAGATGAGAGAAGGTTGGTGGATATGTAAAAAATGCAAACCTAACCTTTTTGGGAGTATGAAATAATGCCTTACAGTAAATGTTTTGTTTGTAAAAGAAGGTTAGACGTTCCGACTCAAGGGCACTGGAAGTATTGCCGATCTTGTTTGCTTCAAAGGAAAACCAAAAAGGTATTAAGACAGATTCAAGATTTTACAGATTTCGTAACTCAATTATAAGTAGGCCTACTCAATAATGGGTTATGGTTAGGCGTAGGAAAGTTAGACGTAGTAGGAAAAAGAGTTTTACAATATCGGCAATAGAAGGTGGCGCCGCTCTTAGTTTAGCATCTAGTACAGGGTTAGACACGGCGTTAAAATCCGCTATGGGTGGAAACTTGGCGGGTGCATTATCTACAATCCAAACGCAGACTTTAGCTAACAAGAATAAAATTATAGGTACTCTCGGCGCGGCTTTTGTCGGTAAGATGATTGCTAGCGGCTTTGGTCGCAAAACAATTGCAAAGCTTGGCCCGATCCGAATCGTACCATAAAATAAAATAAGAGGAATCAAATATGTATTATAGAACAAGAGAAGGTGAAATCTCGGCGGCGGATACGGCAACTTCGTTGACGGGGCTTTATGGAAAATCGACGACCGCATCAGTACAAGTACCCGCGAACGTATCGCGGATTGTTGGTTGTATGGTCAGTGTTGCCACTGATTCGGCAAGCAATGCGGCGGCAACTTTTGCCGTGATTTTGAGCGGGGATGGTTTAAGTCAGGGAAGTGAAACCTTCACAGTTGCCTCGGCCGGTGTCGACGGCACACCCGCAAGTAACGGCGCGACCGTTTCAGCTATTCAGATACCGTTAGACATTCCAGTTGTCGCGAGCAACCAAGTTTCCATAGAGGGGACTGTAAACGCCGACACAGGCACGACGCCGACACAGGCACGCCAACAATGGCAGTCACGATCGTTTTTGCCTAGTATGAATGGGCAAAAGGAAAGCGTACACACCATTTAGTACTAGTAGCGAGGCAGGAACAACAACCGCGCCCGTTGAGGGCTATATTGACGTTGACCAAGAAGTTAAACCAACGGTTGATACTGGTT